AACGACTTGGGCAATGTTATTCTGGTCAACTACCCCGAGTAAGATTTTGTTGACACCAACTTGTAAGCTGGTATCCGCAATGATTTGTGCTTTGGCAATGGCCCCAAACTGAGCAGGCATCGAATAGATACGAACCAGATAGTCACCTTGAGTAACTGTTCTGTTTTGGGCGGCAAAATTTGCCATTGCATTCATTCGGATTTCATCATCGGTTTCGGCGTCCTTACCACCGGTGCATGGAGATGGGTTTGCTACAGCCAGAGAATTCTCTACTGTCTTGAGCAAATTGACTTGCTCGGGCAACAGACCTTCCGATGGATTATCAAACACGGCTGACACCACGTCACGGATTTCATCGGCTTGACAATTGGATTGTAACCCTCCACCAATCGTATAGCGAATAGTTAATGTAGTATTCTGCGGAGCAATACCATAACTTTCATTCTTCAAGAAGCTACTTGGGTCCAAAGGCACATTGACTTCGTTGATGTTGCTCAATCCTACACCAATCAAGTCCGAGTCGAACGTTACAAGTTCATCATCAACGCCGTTAACACCAGCCCCAAACTGAACTGTAGTTAGATTGTTTTCGTCAATCGTAGTTACAAACTTGCGGGAGGTCTTGAGATAGTTCAAAATGTATGGGACCGAATCCTTATACTGGGACAATGACCCCTCATACTGGGCATCGTTGGGAATCGCAATAGGAACCATGCCTTGAGCAAGGTAATCTACTTCGTACCACTTATTGTTATCAGAATCCACAACGTCGAGAACTTGAAGGACGTTTGTCTCACTCAACTGAATTGTAAAATATGGGGATGGATTTCCCACGACAACATCACGACTCAATATCTGTCCAGAACTTACTGGACCTTGCTTAGTCAGCAAGAAGAACTGTGGAGTTCCGTCATCGTTTCTGGCATAAATTTGTTCAGTCCTTGGTGATACCGAGGAACTGACAGAGAAATCAACCGCTGAGGTTAGAATGTAATAGGCTCCGTTATTATTGGAAAACTGCGTGTTCTCCTTGACGGTTAGCATGTAGTTAGAGTCGGGATAGAATGTCCCCGAGCCATTATCAGCGGCAGGACAAAGCTGCTGTAGATTCACAACACCCGTTGCTGCGGTAGAAGGCTTGATTTTGTATCCCAAATACCTCGCAAGACCAATGATGTTCTTGCGTTCCGTGGCACTTTCCAGTGTCGTTTCTTTGAAGATGTAGTCCGTGTAATAGCTAAGAATGTCACCAACGTACGCTGCTTGCTCGATAAACATCATGCCGGGGGCGGCAGGAGAGAAGTCTTTGTAAGTATTCGGGTAATAGACTTTGGCAAAGTTAATGAGCGCCTCACGCAACTGAGAGAAATCTCGGTTGATGTAGCGAATGTCCTTGCTATTGGGAGCAAATGATTTTTGTACGTTGGTTGCCATATCTTAGACCTTATTCACGTCGAGGGTAAGTTCTACCGAGTCCGTAGCACTGATGTTATCAATGATAAAGGTGACGACGATGTATAGTTTATAAATATCACGCAGGTCCACACTTTGGTCATCATTCAGGTACTTTACGTCCACTGACTTTACTGTGATTCCGGGAATCCATTGTGTAACATCCTCTCGAATGATGGATTCGACCTTTTTGGCAATAAACTCATCATTTTGCTCGAAAACTGCATTCCACAAACGGCTACCAAACGTTGGATTCATTCGGCGTTCACCCTGCTTTGTCCGCAGAAGGTTAGTGATATTCATCCGATAAGCTGTATAGCTATCGGTGGACTGCTCAAAATAGCCCACGCTCCCATCTCTAAGTGGGAACGTGATGCCAATCGGAATGTTTTTGACTAGAGCCATCTTATCTCCTACCTTTTGACGCTTCGAGAATCTTCTTCATGCGGTCATAATTGGTTAATGCCTCGGTTACTGCGGGGGTCGTTATGCCTGCTTTCGCTACGTCCAAGGCCGATACGCCCTCGGGAATGGCAGCTAGAGGCGCATCTTGTCCTTCCCGTGGAACTACAGGAGCGTGGCTAACTGAAACAGGCATGTTTGGCATACCCCGAGCAAATGCAGGCATTTCTGCTTCGGGCATCATTTCTCCTGCTCCCACTACGGCAGCAGCAGGAGGCATCCCGGGGTTATAGCCGCCGTTGAAAGCCGCTAATCCAGTCATACGCTCTCGCTGTCTTAGGTCAGATGTAGTTTCATTCAAAATCTTGTTCAATACAGGGTCTTTGGCGTACTGAATGGTCTTACGTGGAGGCGGTGGTGCTACGCCCTCTTCCAATTCTGCTCTAGTCACGGGTGGAGACCCCGCAAATAGCTCTTTCAAAGATGCACGAAATTCATGTGGGTTTTTTGGAGTGTTGGGTACTTCAACTTCCTTTCCTACATATTCCCTTCGGACGGGTTGGATATGTTCCGTAATCATTGACTTTCCAGCCATGTTTTGGAATACCTCCCCGATGAGTTTTGGAAGTTGCTTTTTGATTTCTCGTGTTACGAGAACCTCGATTATCTGTGTGAGTTGTGTGAGTTCTGACTTTTTCATATCCTATAAATATGTTGTGTGTTTACTGAAACGTATTTGCAGCAGTTTTCCAGTCATCAACTGTGATGTTAGATGGAGGATTATGGTCCTCTTCCAATATCCCTGCGGCAGTCAGAAGTGCCTCACGGTCATTCCATGTGGCGACTTCCGCAGATGATGTAACAGGCGCTTGCCCTGCGGGTGGAGTGAAAATTCCTGTCTGAGTTGCTCGCCGACCACCACAACCAGTTCCTTTGGCCACCGCAGCCTGCTGGTTTTGGGGAAGTTGCTGTAACGCTTGAATCTTCTGTTGGTCGTTTTGTGGGGGAGCACTTGGGTCGGCCCCTGCGGGCGTATCACTTGCTGCCCCTCCCGGCCCAAACGCCGCACTAACTGCACCGCCATATATTGCCGCCGCCTCGGGAACACTCATGCGATAATTCATTCCTTTGAACGTACCCGGAGTTCCCGAAGTACTCGGGGACGTTGCCAAAGTCGGTGGTGACTGTGGAATTCCATCTGGCGCATGAACGTCATCCCGACCACCGGTCTTATTCTTGTTATCTATGGTTATTTTCACAGGAGGAGTTCCTTCTGTAATAGATGCTCCATCTTGACCGTTAGAAAATCCTCCCCCAACAGTAAATACTCGGCGACTCATAAGCGTATGCAAACTGTCTCGCATCATTGTAAGTTTATGAATCTGAACTGGTATTTGAGTCTGGTGTGGCTGTTCTTCTTTCACATCACACCCAGCGCCATCCGTACATTTCGCATCTGGATGTGTATGGTGATGCCAGTGAGTATGCGTAAGCAACCAGCAACACAATTCGTACAACCAATTTATAGTGGTCTGTCCGAGAAGTATCGGTTCATTCGTATTGTCATACTCTCCGAGATAAATAGCAGGAGAGTTCAATACAGTCTTGGTATGGGTCGTTAGCACAATCTGCTGATGAGCATCTACCGTAAATTCATTGTCGGTGCAAATTCCAAATCGCTTCTTTGAATAAGCCAAAATTTCCTCATATCGAGCCGATAGCACCAGTCGGTCAGAGTTGATTACAATTTGGTCGCCCTTCATTGGGTTGGGATACTTGAACGTGCTCGGGCCTTTGAACTTGGCTACTTCTTCATCTTTTTCATCGTGGAACATCCGTTTATAGCAAGTCGTTACCCACTCGCTAATCGTCTGGCCACACGTCAAGTAGAGAGATGCCCCATCATGGTTGATATTCTCGTCAAGATACCCGCCTACATTCTTTTCCTCGATGGTTCCTACCACCGTAGCAGGATTTGGACTATGCTTCAACGAAAGTGTCTGTCCAACCTTGAGCAACTGACGCTGGCGGTTGCGAAGAATAAGCATTGGATTCCCACCATTTGTGTAGTCGGGATACTTCGGGTCTCCGACATCGTTTCCACGATTCTTGTCGAACGCCTTCATGATGACTTCTGACCCATGACGGCTCTCTAATAACAAGTCACCCTCAAAGCGGTGCAGAGTACGAATCTTGGGATTGGCATAGTAATACTTTCCAGCATACCCGTGATAGCCCGAATCTGCTTTCCAACTTGTTTGGGATTCTAGTCGTCCAGTGAACGGAGCCTTGCTAAACAATATCGTATTGGACGTTCCCGAACTTGCACCTTCGATTGTGAAATCAATGTTGTTGTTCGGCCAGTTTCGAAAATTTACCTTTCGGCTATAGTATAGTTTGTCATCCTGTTCATACAAAACGACAGTCTCATTGATAAGCGGATATTCCGTGAAGTTGTTTTCGAGTGGGTAAGCCCAGCGGAGTTGGTCTTTCTCCACAATCTTTCCTGAAACGAGTGGGCGAACCAAAGCACGACCTATCCAAGTCAAATCTGGGTCTCCATCGGCTGGCGGTGCGTCTGTCAAATCTACTGGCCAGCGTTTGGTGTCAATTCTCGTTTGCATCGTATGTGCGCCCGAGTAAATGGGATGCTCCAAGTCTAATACAAGGTCAAGAACAACCCCAAACTCCAACTCGTGAAATTCCCGATTACCACCTTTGCCTGTAGTATGACTCGTGGCTAGACCGTAGCTGTCTAGTCCTCTGGTATTCTTTGAACTGTCTTTCCAATAAGCCATAGGTTACTTGATGATGTTCGGAATGATTTCGTCCGTTTCTTTTTTGATGACTTTGAGGGTTTCGACTGCATCCAAGTGGTTCTGCATTAGCTTTTCCTTTTCCGCCTCGGTTAAGCCCGCACCTTCTCCACCAGTAGCCTCTATTTGAGCCGAGGCAATACGTTGAACTACAGCAGCAAGTTTGATGAGTTGCTCATCATTCTTTACGCCAACTTCGAGAAGTTCTTTGATGCGGGGCATGAACTGTCCGATGTCGTTTGGCCCCTTGATAAGAGTACGGAGGTCTCCAATCAATGTATCAAGCTGGTCCTTCTTGCTTTGAGACCGCTCTACGACTTCACGGCACAAGTCCTTAAAGGTCTTGCCGCCATACACTTCAAAATCCATGTCTGCCGTAGAGTTACCCATTCCTTTCTAAAACATTCTTCCATAGTCTGTTGATAGCGTCATATCGCCAGAACTTTTTGGGTTTTAGAATGCCTATGATTTTTTGTTGTCTATCCAAATCTTTTCTCTGTTGATACGCCCTATGATGATATTTGCTATCATATTCCAGTACTACATTGCGCCCTTCATCATAACCATCAACGTAAAATAAATCCGTATCAGTATGGATTTGATAGTTAGGAACAAACTTGAATCCCATAGAATTCCATTTGGATAATACCCCCATTTGACCCCTATCCACGGATTTTCCAAACCATTTGGTTTCTGCCAACGCTTTTACGTGACGCTCCCTCACATCTGGTCTATGCATTGCTATTTTAGTGGCCATCGCCGAAGCCAACCGATGTGCTTCGCTTTTAGGCATCCCCAACTGAGCAACCCGCATTTTATCCCGAGATTCTGGGGTATGTTTTTTGCCAGCTATCCACGGGGATTGTCCTTTATGGGATAGGGACATTTGAGCCTTGGTTTCTTCGGAATGACAATACCCCCGATGGCTTGACGGTTTGCCTCTGTGTGCTAGAGACATCTTCAATCGGGATTCAGGACTCATTTTACTACCCTTCTTCATACGTACATAAATAGCCCTTCCGCCCGAGTTTGAGCGGAAAATGGTCAATTATTTTACCCCGTTTATGACAGAGCGTAGCGGTCAGTATTGACAGTTCCGTGCTCCATGTACGACTTCTGAATGTTATCATGGTACTGCTTCATACGGTTGATAACCTTCGTAATCTGCTGAGTCTTACAGGCAGCAATTTCACGGATGTATAGGTAGAGCGCCTTCTTGTTGAAAGCGTCTATTCGCTCGGAATTTCGGAAGAGTTCCACGACAGCATTGGCTATGTTCAAGTCACGTTGCTTAGTAAAGATTTTGTTGACGTTCTTCTCCCAGAAGTCAATGATAAGTTTGATGAAGTCAGTCAATTCCTGTTGAGCATAATACTTGTCGTCCGCTTGAAGCTGGACAGTGTTCTCGTCACGCTCTTCACTTATCTCGACATTCTGGTTGAACTTCTTGTAGTTAGTGTTGTTCAACAGGATAAGATAGTGCTTGGCGATAATAGAGAAGTAAGCAAATGCTCGGGTCTTCTTATTGGGGTCAGTCTTACTGCATCGGGTGGGGTCATACTTGTGCATGTTGGCAACAAGGTGGGTAAGACATCCTTTTTGAACGTCCTGTGGGCCAGTCTCGAAGTATGAGAATTTGAACGTGTTGAACACGTTCTCAACTAACTTCTGAAACGGTTGGAGGATTTTGTCACGGAAGATTTGTTCCCGGGTGGGTTGGTCTTCGGTATTGTTGTACAGCACGATAGCGTCCTCAGTTTCCTGAGTGAAGTACATGCGGGAGACATTTGCGGAACGTCGTTTGCGAGGAAGCTTGATGGGCTTTTCAGAGAAGGTTGCCACAGGAACGACAACGGGCTTTCTTGTCCTGCGATGCCTTACC